ATCGACGCCAAGCTGCGTGCCCGTCTTGAGGGTGCAGCGGCTACAACCTACGACTGATAAAAAACCCCGGCGCTAGGCCGGGGTTAAAAGGAGATTAGCAACCGCGAGGAGAGAGCAACGAGTTGCTAGGCGAACTCTAGCACACCGTTATTTGATTCGCCAGAATCTCACCCCTTGCGTGCCATTCTCCATGACGAGGCGGTACTTCAACCGCATGTTTCGCTCTTCGGCGGCGATTACAACCTGACCGGCTAACGCCTGTCTATCTAGGCACGGTATGTAGAAGGATGTACCTAATACAAACTTATGCCATTCGATAACAACGGGCACTCCATCAGCCGTTATTTTCATTTAGAACTTTTCCCTCGTTCTCCGGGTCAAGCTCGGTGGCGACAGCGCAGTCGATAACCAGTGCATCAACAGACGGGGTGGTGATGTCTGACCCCTTGGACATGCTCTTCTTCACAATACTTTTTGACAGGTTCAACTTCTTCAACTCTGCAATCAGCATCTTGTAGGAAATCTGGTTCTCGCTGCACCAGTCCCGAAGCGGTTTGACGGCAATGAAGAGCAGCTTGGTGTCCGGCTCATAGCGCACCTTCAACTCCCCCCTCGGTTCGCGCACAGGTGCTTGGGTCAGCCCGGAGCGGCGGTCAACGAAGCTGTTGACGATGAGGATGTTGTTGTTGTGCTCGTTGAGGTATGAACCAAGGCGGCTCAGGGGGTTGGTGCCACCATCACGCACTTCGCGGCGCATGTGACCTAGCGTCTCCGCAGCCCACTTGTAGACCATACCGACATCAATGTCGTGCAGGCCGAGCTTCTTGGTGATGATGCCTGCGGTGATGGCGCTTGCCGCCGTGGCAGACCAGAAGCGTTCGCGCTGCGTGAACCCCGCCGCCCGGTCAAATTTACGCTGCACCGCAGCAAGCAGCCGCTTCACCTCGGGCAGGTTGGCAAGCACGTAGCGGATGAACAACTCCCCCGCGATGCCGTAGTTCTCGTACATCGGGTTGAACATCTCATCGGACTCTGCCTTGCTGAGGTTGTCCATCTTGGCGACGGCAAACTCCAGTACCCGCATCAGTTCGCCCTCTGGAAAGTCTTTGAGGTTGTACAGTTGGTCGTACAGACTCTTGTTGCCAGAAGTGATGGCGACAGATGACCACCGCAGGGTGTTGCTGCGCTCGGCGTTAACCTGAGACTGCATCCGATTGCGCCCCCGACCATGCGTGATGGCGTAGGCCATGTTGCTGACCTCTTCATCCTGCATGTTGGTCAACTCATCAATCGTCGGCGGCAGGTTGCCAAGCACCGAGATACGGTGCATCCGTGCCAAGTACTTGTCTTCTTGGTTCATCAACGGTTCAACCGGGCGACCCCAGATGCTGTTGACAAGAAGCTGTATGGTGGTCTTACCTACACCAGAACCGTTATTGGTTAGGTGAATGATCGCGCCGTTGAGCTTGGTGAATTTGAAGAGCGCGGAGCCGAACCCTGCGAACAGGGTGAACGCACGCACTTCGTTGCCGGGCTTTCCGTAGATGTTGGCGACTTTGCGCCACTCACTGATGTTGCCCTTCTTGGTGTACATCGAAGCCAACTCGGATGTGGCTGATGATGACGGGCTGTAGTTAACCCCGGACGCAGTGATCTCCCGGTTGCCCACGATGAACTTGGTGTCGTCTTCCTGCCAACCAAACTGCTGCCGTGCCTTCTCGGCTTCGGTCAGCCGCTGCAACTCCTGAACCCATTTAGTGACGTATGCCATAAGGTGATCCAACTTCTTGTTGTACGCAGTGATGCCTTGGTACGCCAACACCTCACGCAGTTTGTCTTTCGACAGGCATGAAGTCAGAGGCGCGGAAAACTCCTGAATGCCGTCTTTCGGCATGTGCAGGCGCATCCACAGTGACTCACCTGCATCGGGGTCCTTCAGGCGCTTGACAACATAGAAGTCGTACTCGTAAATCAACTCGTCCTTGTTGTCTTCGCCGTTCTCGTCTTTGCCATAGCCGCGTTTGTAGACCCCGCCGTTCTTGCCCCGGAAGTACGGGAACGGGTACTCGGGGATTTCAACGGTGATCTCCTCCTCCAGCGTGGCGTTGCGCATCACAATGATGTTGTCCTCGGCTTTCGCTTCGGCGATACGCGAACCAATCTGGATAGGCGATGTGATCTTGCCCTTCAGCGGGCAGTCTTGGCACCCTTGCGGGTTGAGGTTTGCAAACGTCGCGCACTTGTAGGGCTTGTCACGCAGTGCTTGTGCCTTGTTGTATGTCTCACTCGGATCGTACTCAGGGTGCTGATTGCTGATCTTGTGGATGGATGTGGTGCCGTCTTCGCAGTTAACCGCAATCGACAGGCCCGCACGCCACAGCGGCTCCTCAATGGTTTCTTGGTCTCGATAGATGTGCAGCAGTTGGGCGCACCCTTCACCTGCCGCTGTCTTGCGCATGATGGCCCCGAACCGGCTGATGCTGTTGCCCATCAAAGCGCGGGTCGTTGCATCTATTGGACGCCGTGGTGGGGTGGCGTCACCGAACAGGCTATCTTCTTCCTCGGCTTCATCTTGCAGGCCGATGGCCTGTCTGAACGCTGCGAAATCCACAGCGGGTGATGTGATCATCACGTCAACTTTTTTGGGCGGGTTGTCCTTAAAGTTGAGCGTTTCAGGGATGCGGAGGATTCGCGCTGCATCTGCCGTGACCGCAGGGTCGGCGTGCAGGTTGTACATGGCGCAGAATTTTTTGAATGCTTCTGCGGTTGGCTTCCAGTCGTTGTAGCCGATGGTCTGAGTTAGCACCCAGTACACATGCAGGCCGCGCCCGGAGTTAATGATGGTTGGCTTTGGTAGCCCAGATGCTTGGACAATCAGCCGCAGTGCGTCTAGTGCAGCGGCTTGGGATTCGTATGGTTTGTTCTCTCCGCAGTCGAGGTCGAGCCAGAAGGCCCTGAACCACTTTGCGTTTTTGGCTGTCCTGCCGTCCTCTTCGGACAAGTACTTGGCGCAACCGAAGTATGCGTCGTACCCTTGGGCAAGGAGCCCATCAACTACACCATCAATCTCTTCAACTGTCTCTACAAATGTCTGCCTCGGCGCACCCTTCTTTAACCCCACAACACAGTACAAACCTTCTTCAGGCAGTACAGAGGTGAGAAAAGGAATGCGAGTTGTCATCGTTCGCTCTTTTACAGACAAAAACGCCTTGGGGTTACTGGCGATAGCCCCAAGACGGACGAGGATCAGGCCGCTGAATTAGCTGCTAAACGGTCAAGCAGTTCCCACAGCATCTTCCGATTGTCGGGATGCGGGGTAGTCTCACCGAGAAACCACAGGTACACGGTTTGTCGTGACACCTTGAGGTACTCAGCCACATCCGCAATCGGGATGTCGCGCTCGATGCACAGTCTACCCAGTTGCACGCCCACATGAAACGGATCAGCAGCTTTGTTGGCCGCGATGAAGTTACGGCTGTAGCCCTTGGGTCTCATGGTCTTCTTTCACAGCGGCCTTCATCACACGTTGACTACGCCCCGAGCGTGCTTTGCGGCGATCACCAGTGTCGATGATCCAACCCTTGCGCAGCAATGGAGCGTAGCGTGGGCTGATAGTCTGATGAGTAAATCCCGGCAGTAACGCCAACACTTCATCGTTGATACATCCATTAGGAAATTTTTTAATGGTGTCGTATACGATGCGCTCAAGCACCGTTGTGTCGATGCTGTCTGCTGCCTCATAACTTGTATCTGGGTCAGTGTTGCGTACACCGCCCGGCACGGGGGTGTTTGGAGTAAATGAGTCTGACATGGTTTTGTCCCAAGTTGACTGGGGCGGTTGCCCGCCCCCGCCTTCATTACTCATTCTCAGCCCAGTCATCAAGGATGGCGTCAACATCCTTGACCGGGGCCTTCTTGGTACGCTTCGTCGGTTCCGCTTCCGGGGCAGGCTCTGCCTTCGGTGCAGCGATTGCCGGTGCCGGTGCCGCTTTTGCCTTGGTGCCGTCCACCATAGCCACCGTACTGGAGGTCGCGCTCTTTGCTTCGGGTGATTTGCCCTTCTCTTGGGCCGTCGTCAACTCTTCGGCTTCCAGAGGACGCACTGCCTTGAAGGTCAGGCGCGGGGTAGCACTGGAAGTGTCGAAACGCATCTCAGTCACAACCGCAGTCACAGGCAGGCCGTGGCTACCCAGAAACTTTGCATACGCTTGCAGCGGCATCTTGCCGTTATCAGCAGCGCCAAAGATGGACTGCGCGGGCAACGTCAACTGGTAGATGTCTCCCCGGATGTCGTTCTCCAGAACAACCGCCAGTCTTTGGCTGTAACGGCAAGCACGCGAGTCGCCCTGCCCAGAACCTTTGATGTTCTGGGGGCAGCTTGCGCATTTGTCGGACTGAGGAGATTCGACGCGGCTGTCGGGAGTGACGCCATCGTTTGACCAACATGTTGGTGCAATCGCCTGTCCCTCTTGGTAAGTGCCTTCATAAAAACTACGTGAGACATTTGGGTTGGCTGCGACGATCACAATGTTCATCGCACGGTCTTCGTTCTGTGCAACTTCCTTACCATCGACCATCATGCGGAACACGCCGCCTCGGATGCTGATGCGTTTGCCACCTGAACCGCCACCCATGAGGGCCTTGGTGGTCTCGTCCAGTTGCAGGTTGCGCAGGTGCGCGGGCAGGTTGTTGCCACCTTTGCTAAACAGGGTCAGTTCGCTCATTTCGTCTCTCCTTTAGTGACGGGAACAGGTTTCATAATTGCCTCAAGGTCAGCGCGGTTGAACCGCACCTTATTACCAACTCGGAAGTGAGGTAGCTTCCCAGTACGCAGCATGATGTAAATGGATTGCCGCGACACGCGCAGCAGCTTTGCCACTTCGGGCACGGTCAGAACAGAGGGTTCTTCAATTTGCATTTGTTGCTCTCCGAATGGTCACGGTGTAACGGCTGTCAGTGTTGAGTCCCGGCGGCATGAGGTCGGGGTTCTCTTCTAACAGTTGCTTTATGGTGGACTGACTGATGCGGCGCTCCAGTAGCTCAGGCATCTTGTGTTCCAAGATGAACCTGTGCAGGGATTCCCAGTCAGTGGTCCAGTACCGGGTCTTCACGGTTCGCATTACCTTGCCGTGTTTGCTGCCCAGTGTGTCTGCCCCGATCTCTTTGCAGAGGTCGAGCAACTTGCTCTCCACTGCCTCCATCTGGGCTTTCACTTCGTTGTCGGCGTCTTCGTACTCGCGTAGAAGCTCGGCGCGTTTGTCCCGCATCTTGATGTACGCGGCGACGAGTCGATCAACCGATATTGTCTCGGTCATGGCTCTCTCCTGTTGTTGTAGGTGGGATAGTAGGGTCTAAATTTTACAAAGTCAAGTGTTTTTCATCTCAGTATTTCCCCGTAGAGGTCGATGATCCGGTTGTGGATGTCCACCTTGTTCTCAAGCATCGTGTACATCCGCTTCTCCACGCCGCTGCCCTGCAAGTGGACAACCACCGATGGATTCTTTTGCCCTGCCCGATGCACCCGTGCGTTGCACTGCAGGTACGTCTCTACCGACATTACCGGGCTCCAGTACACGATGGTGTTCGCGGCATGCAGAGTGACGCCGTGTGACGCTGCCTGTGGTTGGATGACAAGCACCCGCAGGTCGTCCTTGGTCTGAAACCGCTCAAATATCTCCGAGCGTTTGCCCGCTGACACACCGCCGTGGATGACGGCTGTGGGGTACCCGTGCTTGCGTAGGTCTTCGGCTACAACTTCAATGGCGTGGCGGTATGGCACGAACACAAGCACTTTGTGGCTAGATTCTTCTATGACCTCACGCAACACCGCCAGCCGGTTGCTTGCGTCAAACTGCACCACTTCGCCGGTGTCCGAGTACACGGCCCCGCCAGATAATTGAAGAAGTTTATTGAGGTTGGCTGCGGCATTGACAGTGGTTATCTCCTCGCCCGCCGCCTGCACGATCAGCCGTTTGCGCAGCAACTCATAGTATTTCTCTTGCTGTGGGGTCAGTGGTACGTCGCGGGTGACGTACGTCATCTCCGGCAGGTCAAGGCATTGTTCTTTGGTGAAACGTATTGCAGGCTGCAGCGCACGATGCACCACCTCCTCGGCGTTGACCTTCGGCACCCATTTGAACTGCGTGACCTTGTACATCACCTGATCGCGGAACGCGCCAGAGAATCTTGGCACGCCTTCAGGGTTCACCAACTTGGCCAGACCGTATGCGTCTGTAGGCGACTGCGACGCCGGGGTGCCAGTGAGCAGCCACAGCCACGTGTTTGCCTTGAGCAGGTTGTTGAGCACCTTCCACCGCTTGGTCGATGGGTTCTTGTATGCGTTGGCCTCGTCCACCACGATCAGGTCGAAGCCGCCCTTGGCAATCGCATCCTGCACGATCTCCACGCCGTCGTAGTTAATCACCACAAACTCTGCATCTGAGGCGATGATCTCGCGGCGCTTCTCGGGCTTGCCGTAGGCAACGTCCACCTTGCGGTGCATTGCAAACCGGAACAAGTCGTTGCGCCATGCCGAGTCCATGATGGACAGCGGGCAGATCACCAATATCCGCTTGATGATGCGCTTTGACAGTAGGTAGTCCGCTGCCCAGATTACCGATGCCGTCTTGCCGGTGCCCTGTTCGTTGAAACAGAACCCACGCTTGTGCATGGTGAGGAACGATGAAGTTGTTTTCTGGTGTTCAAACGGTTTGAACAGGCCGGGCCACTTGTAGTTGGCGTTGATGGGGGATGGCACGTCCTTGATGCGCAGGTTGCGCAACACGATGGCTTCTTCCAAATCCCAGTTGACCAACACCTTGGCGACATCGCCGTCGTCTTCCAATACCTTGCTCTTCGGTATCACCGATGTGATGCGGCTTGGGTCACGCACCTTGAGCAGCAGTGCTCTGTTGTCAATGATCTCCATGTAATCTCCAAATGCTCCGCGTCCTGAACACGGTCTGTGTTCAAGTTTTTGTAGGTGCCCCGTAACGTGGGGTCCCCGGTCAGTTCCCGGCAGTGAAAGT